GGATTTAAAATTAGATATAATAATAGTAATTATAATGCTTCTGGAGGTAGTTATGTTTACATGGCTTTTGCAGAATCTCCATTTGTAAATTCTAAAGGAGTGCCTACAATGGCAAGATAATTATGTTACAAAAATTAAAATTTGAACCAGGATTTAATAAACAAGTTACATCAACAGGTGGCGAAGGTCAATGGGTTGGTGGAGACAATGTTAGATTTAGATATGGTACACCTGAAAAAATAGGTGGTTGGTCACAATTAGGTTCTTTTGATATAACTGGTCGTAACACAGCTATTCATCATTTTATTAATACATCAGGAATTAAATATGCAGCGTTAGGTACAAATAGAATATTGTATGCTTATTCTGGAGGTATTTTTTATGACATACATCCAATTAAAACGACAACGACTCTAACAAGTGCTTTTTCTACAACTAATGGATCATCAGTTGTAACACTTACATTTTCATCTGATCATAACATTAATAAATTTGATATTATATTATTAGATAATTTTTCATCTATTACTAATTCTAATTTTACATCAAGTAATTTTGATGATAATAAATTTATGGTAACAACCATACCGACTAGTACAACTTTAACAATTGATGTTGGATCTAATGAATCAGGATCTGGAGCTAGTACATCTGGTGGAATTAGAGTTAAACATTATTATCCTGTTGGACCAGCAGTTGAAGTTGCATCAACAGGTTTTGGCCTTGGATCATGGGGTGGTCAAGCACAAGGACAGTTTACATCAACATTATCATCAGGAATTAATGCAAGTGTAACAAGTCTAACAATGGCAAGTTCATCTTCATTTCCATCTTCAGGAACAGTTATTATAGGCTCAGAATTAATTACTTATACAGGAAATAGTGGTGGTACTTTATCAGGTTTAACAAGAGGTGCTAGTGGTACAACTGCGGCGTCTCACTCATCAGGTGCAACCGTAACCGATGCATCAAGTTTTTTTGCATGGAACTCTGCAGCATCTGGAGATGTTGTAACAGCACCTGGATTATGGTCACTAGATAATTTTGGCAATAAATTAATTGCAACTATTAATGGCGGTGAAAGTTTTGAGTGGGACTCAAACCCAACAGGTGCAAACAATACTAGAGCTACAATTATAACAAATGCACCAACAGCATCTGCATTTAGTTTGGTATCAACACCAGATAGACACTTGTTATTTTTTGGAACAGAAACAACTATTGGAACAAAATCAACACAAGACCCTATGTTTATAAGATTTTCTTCTCAAGAAGATATTAATACTTATACACCTAGTGCAACAAACACTGCCGGCACTCAAAGGCTTGCTGATGGATCTAAAATTGTTGGAGCAATTAGAGGTAGAGATGCTATTTATGTTTGGACAGACACTGCATTATTTACTATGCGTTTTGTTGGTCCACCTTTTACATTCTCATTTCAACAAGTTGGTACTAACTGTGGATTGATTGGACAGAATGCAGCCGTTGAGGTTGATGGCACTGCATATTGGATGTCAGAAAACGGTTTCTTTAGATATTCAGGTAGATTAGAATCGTTACCATGTTTAGTTGAAGATCATGTGTTTGATGATATTAATACAATACCTAAACAACATATCAATGCAGGTTTAAATAATTTATTTGGTGAGGTAATGTGGTTCTATCCAAGTTCTAGTTCTGGAACAGTAAATAAAATGGTTGCTTATAATTATTTAGATTCAACTACACAAAGACCTGTATGGACTAGTGGTACATTAGCTAGATCTGCTTGGCAAGATTCAGCTGTATTTGGTAAACCACATGCTAGCGAATATAATTCAAGTGGTACAACTCCCACAACTGACACTAATTATGTTTTTGGTAACAGTGATGGTGTATCAACTTACTATGAACACGAAACAGGATTAAATCAAGTTAAAGGTGGTGTTTCATCAGCAATAACATCGAGCATTGAATCTGGAGATTTTGATATTGGTGAACAAGGTATACCTGGTGATGGTGAATATATGATGAAAATTAGAAGAGTTATACCAGATTTTATAGCACAAACAGGAGATGCTAGAGTTACATTAAATTTAAGAGACTTTCCAAATGATGCACAAGTTAGTTCATCGCTTGGTCCTTTTACAGTAAATTCAAGCACACAAAAAATAGATACACGTGCACGTGCAAGGTCTATTTCTTTAAAAATAGACAACACAGCTGCAGGTCAATTTTGGAGAGTAGGAACTTTTAGAATTGATTATCAACCAGATGGGAGAAGATAATGGCAAAAATAGTACAAACATTAACACAGCCACCAAAAGAATACGATCAAGTAACATTTTTATCTTTAGTAAGAGATTTAAATGGTTTAATAGAAAAATTAAATACAACTTTTCAAGAGGAGAAAACAGAAGACAATGATGCAGTTGTTTTCTTTTTAGGATCATAATGGCTAGTGTTTTTGTAAATAAAAAAGTAGATTTAACGTCAGATGCAACAACAACTTTATATACTGTGCCATCTGCTACAACAGCTATTATAAAATCAATATTAGTAAGCGATGATTCTGGTAGTGGTAGTAGTATTACGGTAAATTTAACTGATACCAATAGCGCTGTATTTAGCATAGTCTATCAAAGAGATATACCTGCAGACGCAGCTGCTGGACCCGTAGATATTTTAAATAACCCTTTGATAGCTGAGTCTGGAGAAATTATAAAAGTATCAGCAGCAAACGCAAATAGGCTTCATGTGATACTTTCAGCTATGGAAGTAACGCCTAGAAACGTTGTAACATAATCTTGATTTATTAGTAAAAAGCTAGTAGATTGAAGAATTCAGGTGAAAATCCTGCCTTTTTAATATAAACAAAATTTTAATATATATGATAACAAGAGCTCAAATCAGAAGACAATTACGTGCATCGGGTGGCATTATGAATGTAGCACCTAGAGAAAAATTTGGTATTGGTAGTAGCTTTCAAAAATTTAAAGACAAAGTAATTGACAGAACTAGAAAAATTATACCAAACGAATTAGCAGATGTTGCGGTAAAAGCTGCACCATTTGTTGCACCTTTTAATCCTGGCATTGCAGGATTGATGAGAGGTATTGGTAGATTAGATCAAAGAGGAAATTTAATGGATGCATTTAAACAAGGTGTATTAACTTATGGCGGTGGTCAAGCAGCCAGAATGTTAGGTGGAGCTGGAGTTCAAAAAAATTTTTTAGGAGAAGCTGGTGCTAGATTTACTTCACCATTAAGTGAAGGCAGAATGCAATCAATGAAAGATTTATTTCAAGGTGGAAGAGAAGCAGGTGATAAAAATATAATGGGAACTGAAGGAACAAAAGGAAACCAAGGTGTAATAAGAAAAATGACAGATAAAGTTTTTGAAAAAGTTCCTTTCTCTGACAAACTAGATCAAATTGTAAAAGAAAAATTATTAGTTGGTGGAATTAGTGCTGCAGGAACATATCTTTACGAAGAATTTTTAAAACAAGAACCACCTCAACAAGAAGGTGAAACATACGAACAATACATGGCAAGAAGAAAAGAAAACGTTGGTAAAAAAATGAGAACGTATATGGATAATTATTTTGCAAATGATCCTGAGTACATGACACTTGATGATGCTGGTAAAGATGCGTTTGTCGCTAGATACAATGTTCGAGATGGTGGTCGTATAGGTTATCAGACTGGTGGCATTAGCATGGCTAATACTTTAAAACAAAATATAGCAACTAACAGGGCACAAGCGACAGGGATCCAGTCTATGTTAAATGCAGCAAGAAAAAAAGCAGGTTTGCCTACTGTTCAAACAATGGTTCCAATGGGTCCAATAACAATATCTAGAATGCCAGAAACACCTACACAACCTGATAAAATGCCAATAGGTAAATTTCCAACGCCTCCAGGTGGAGATGTTCAACCCATACTACCAGTAATGCCAGGTAGACCAACTTTAACTCTTAACCCAGGGGCAACAGTAGATCCTAATTTAATAAATGATAAATTAGATGCTATGAATCAAAGTAGTGCACCAACTTTAACTCTTAACCCAGGAGCAACAGTAGATCCTAATTTAATAAATGATAAATTAGATGCTATGAATCAAAGTGGTGTAAATGATCCTGCAAGAGAAGCTTACGATAAACTTCAAGAAGAAGTTAAAGAAGCAAGAAGAATAAATCCATACACTAAAGATGTTAAGTATGGTGAGAACATGACATTTGAAGAGTTTAAAAAAAGTTATGATGCAGGTACAGATCCTAACCAACCAACATATTCCGGACCACAATTACAACAAACATTACCAGGCGCAGGAACAGCAATAGGAGATTTTATAAATTCAGGTGGAATAAGTAATGTAGATCCTAATTTAATAAATGATAGACCAAGACCAGGCGCAGGAGCTGCTACAAACTTACCAGGATCCGGAGCACCAGGAACTGAAGATATCATGAGCGGTTATGATGATTTTATA